TGTCGCTGGCGCTGGCAGCACGCTGGTCCAGAACTTCACCAACCGCATCATCCAGCAGCTGTCGATCCGCGAGTTCGGCGCCCTGGGGACGATGGACCGCAAGCCGGGCAGCGGTTCGGCAGCCATCATCAACCGCCGCACCGCCAGCTCCATGAGCGTGGGCGACGTGTGGGTGGCTGACACCGACAGCGTGGTGGAGAGCACTGGCAGCTACGCGCAGGCGACGTTCACCTACGCCACGCTCGCCACCCGTGGGCGCGTCACCCGCAAGATGCGGGCACGTGGCCGCAGCTACATCGACATCCTCGCCGAAGAAATGATGCAGAAGGCTGACGACTTCAACGAGGCGCTGGAGGCGTGCATCTTCGTCGGGAACAACGGCGCGGGCGGCGACGCGAATATGATGAACGGTCTGCTGACCCTCATCAACGCGGTCGGCGGGCAGGTGGTGGCGCAGACCAGCGCCAGCGCAGGCGGCAGTCTCACCCTGGCGAAGCTGGACGAAACCATCGACAGCGTGCGCGGCAGCGGTAACCGCAGCGATCTCGTTATCTACGGTTCGTTCAAGGGTATCCGCAAGCTGAACGCCGCCCTGCAGGCGCAGCAGCAGTTCATCAATGAGGTGGAGATCGCCGCTGGGTTCCGCGTGCGGACCTACGACGGCATCCCCCTGGTGGTGTCCACCGGCATGTCTGACGCCATGAGCTGGAGCGGCACCAGCATCACGGCGTTCGCGGGCGAAGCCACCAACCCCACCACCGCGCTGGTGGTGGTGAACAAGCGTTTCGCCTACCTGGAAGAGCTGACCCCGATGACCATGATGCCGCTGGCCACCACCGACAGCCAGTTCGACCAGTTCGACATCTACTGGGACGGCGCTGTGGTGCTCGCGAACACCAAGGGCGCCAGCGTGCTGGCCGGTATCGCCGCCACCTAAGCGACGGCACCGCGCCGCCACCCGGCGGCACACAGCGCCCGCACCAGCCGCCCGGCTGGGCGGGCGTTCTGCTGCGCGGGTGGTGCGCAGCGCAGGTGCAGCTGCGCACCCTGCAGGGCTGTGCTGCGCACCCACACTGCGCGCGTGATACAGTCCGCGCAGGAGGGCGCACCCCATGAGTGCAATCGACGACACCCCGCCAGCTGCAGGCACCTATCGGTTCGTCCTGCGGCGTTACGACCGGGATGCAGCGCACCACGACGCGCAGCCTATCGCCTTCGCCACGTATGACGAGGCCACCGACAGCCGCGCCATTGAGCTGGGTGGTGAGGTGGCACATACCCTGTTCCTGCAGGGTGAGGCTGCACACGCGCGGGCGCTGTGCCTGGGCTGGCAGGACTGCACCGCCGAGTGGCTGCAGGCGCTTGAGGACGCGAAACCACGCATCAGCACACCCAGCCAGCGCGCTATCTTCGCGGCGCTCACCGACCAGTGGCAGGACAAGCGGGCGCTCGTCCAGGCCAGCGGCATCACGGACGGCGAGTGGCGCACCACCATCCGGCTGCTTGAGGAACGGGGGCTGGCCGAGTGCAACCTGACCCCGCGCCAGCGGCGCCACGCAGCAGCGCATGGGAATGTCGGTTATCGCTACCGGCGCGGACCCCGCGCTGCCGAGGTGTGAGATGGCGACACTGACCAGCACCGCCCGCTGCAAGCGGGTTCTCGGCATCCCGGCGGGCGTCACCATGCACGACGCCCTGCTGGACGATCTCGTGGACGTGGGCGAGCAGCAGGTGCTGGCTTACTGCGGCATGGCCGCGCTGACCGCTACCACCGTGACTGAGCTGTACGACATCGAAAACGCAGGAACCAGCGAGCTGCGCCTGCGTGGCTTCCCTGTGGAGAGTGTGGCGGCAGTGGTGTGTACGGGCAGCACACTGCAGGCCACGCAGTGGTACGTGGACAACCGACCCGGCATCGTGCGGCTGGCCCCGCTGGGGTATTACTTCCCCGAGGGGCGCCAGCAGGTGGCGGTCACGTACACGTTCGGGTACGCGCAGCCGCCTGCGGACCTGCAGCACGCCGCCACGCTGTGCGCTGTGGCAGAGTTCAATCGGGCGCGGCACGCTGGAATGAGCAGTGAGGGCGCTTCCGGCTACAGGTACACGCTGGACGAGAGCGCGCTGCCAGCCGCCGCGCTTGCAATCCTGGCTCGGTACGTGCGGGCGTTCCCTGCGGACGCCACCGCATGACCACCACGCACTGGACACGCCCACACGTTGACGGCGACCCTGACGAGGGGCTGGTGGTACACACGCCAGAAGAGGCGGTGACCTGCCAGCGCACCGCAGGCGGGTGGCTGGCCCAGGCACACACCGCCACGGCTGCGGTGGTGCTGCAGCGCAAACGCTGGCAGCAGGTGGAACTGCCAGCAGCGGAGCCGCGCCGCACACGGCGCACGAGGGGGCGGTGATGCGCACGCTGGTCACAGGTGGTGCAGGGTTCATCGGGCAGCACGTGGTGCGCCAGCTGGCGCAGGCGCACGGCGCGCGCAGTGTCACCGTGCTGGACGCGCGCACCCGTGCCGCCACCGGGTGGGGCGCTGTGGAGAGCGCGCTGGGCGACCAGCTGTGGCTGGGTGACGTGTGCTCGCCCGACGACGTGCGGGTGGCACTGGCAGGCGCGCGCCCCGACGTAGTGCTGCACCTTGCGGCGCAGTCGCACGTGGACCGCAGCCTGCAGCAGCCGGGCGAGGCTATGCTGGTCAACGGCTACGGCACCCAGGTGGTGGCCGCTGCGTGCGCGTCGGCTGGTGTGCCGCTGGTCTACTGCAGCACCGACGAGGTGTATGGCCCTGCGTTGAGTGGCCCCTATCCAGAGTGGAGCGTGCTGCGCCCGAGCAGCCCCTACAGCGCAGGCAAGGCAGCCGGGGAGCTGGCGGTGCGCGCGATGGGCACCAGCGCCGGGCTGCAGTACGCCATCACGCGCGGGTGCAACGCATGGGGGGCGGGACAGCTGGGCGAGAAGCTGCTGCCGATTGCCTGCGCGCTGCTGCAGGCGGGCCGCCCTGTGCCACTGCACGGTGGCGGCACCCAGCTGCGACAGTGGGTGGCGGTGCACGAGTTCGCGGACGCGCTGTGCAACGTGGCCGCGTGGCTGGCTGCGGGCGCGGTGAACACTGGTGCCACCTTCAATATCGCCGGACCACGTGTGGCAAGCGTGCGCGAGGTGGTGCTGGCGCTGGCCTCCCAGCTGGGCGTGCACGAGGACGAGGCTGTGGTCACCAGCCCTGACCGGCCTGGGCAGGATGCAGCCTACCGCGTGGACGGCAGCCGCCTGCGCGCCCTGGGCTGGGAAGCCACCGCCGACCTGCTGGCGCCCGAAAACCTGCGCGCCCTGCTGAGCGAATACCATGGCTCCAGCGTTGAGCTGGCGCCGTTCACTGAAATGGAGGCATCGTGAGCCAGAACGACGTGGTGGGCGTGCTGCCGACGATGGACCTGCTGCCCAGCGCCCAGCCTGGGCTGCACTATGCGCGCCACGTGCTGCTGCTGGACCAGCCACCGGGCGCAACCCTGCCGCCTGTGGGGCGTGGCCGTGCGGTGGCTGCAGCGGGCGGCTGGCGCGCGCACGTGGGGCGTGCCACCCTGCTGGCGGGTGACCCTGCCTACCTGGGCGCGCAGCTGGGCAGCGCGGACCTGCGCGCTGCCGTGGTGGTGCTGGTGGCTGGCCCCGTGGACGAGCTGGCCGCCACCCTGCAGGTACTGGCCACGCACCACGAGGTGCACGCGCTGACAGTGGCCGATGCGGCGCTGCGGGTGGTGGTGACTGATGCAGCGCAGGTGCAGGTGCAGGCACTGGCAGCCGGTGCGTGGGAGCCGCAGCACACGCTGCAGGCGCCCGCCAGCGCCCCGCAGGCGGCCCGCAAGCGCACCGTCCGCACCGACGCCGCCCCGCAGCCCGAGGCGCCCCCACAGGCCGCACAGGCGCCCACAGCGCACGACACGCAGGCGCAGGCCGACGCGCCAGCGGCAGACCCCACCACGGAAACGCTGGCGCCGCCCAGCCTGGAGAGCTGATGCACGCCACCGTCATGGACTGGCTGAGCGGGCTGCGCCTGAACCATCCCCACCTGTTCGCCGCTGGTGCGCGAGTGCTGGAGTATGGCAGCCGCGACATCAACGGCAGCCCGCGCCGCCTGTTCCCGGCGCCGTCGTACTACCTGGGTATCGACGCATACGCTGGCGCTGGCGTGGACGTGGTGGGCATCGCCCACGAGCACCCACCTGTGGGTGGCCCGGTGGACGTGGTGGTGAGCACCGAGATGCTGGAGCATGACCCGTTCTGGCAGCAGACACTGCAGGCAGCGGCGCAGCACCTGCGGCCCGGTGGCCTGCTGGCGTTCAGCTGTGCCAGCAGGCTGCGGCCCGAGCACCACCTGGAGGACAGCCCGACGCCCGGCTACTACGGGGGGCGCGACCCCGACGAAATGCTGCAGGTGCTGCGCGCCGCCTGTGGGTGGGCCAGCCTGCAGGGGCGGCTGGAGCGGAATGGGCTGGACACGTTCGTGTGGGGCACCAAGGCATGAGCACGGTCACCAGCAGCGCGAACACGGTGGTGGACGTGCGCCGAAAGACGGCGTTCGCGCTGGTGGCCACCACCGCAGCAGCTACGCTGACGCCGACCCGCGCCCTGCTGGGGCAGGCGTTCCTGCAGGTGACTGTGGCTGGCGGCACCACAGGCAGCGGCACCGTGGAGCTGGTGGGCACGGCACCCGGTGGTGCGGCACAGAGCGAAACGCTAACCTTCGCGGCAAACGGAACCCAGGTGACGACCAAGCGTTTCGCCACACTGACCAGCGTGGCCACCACCGGGCTGGCGAACGAGGCCACCGTGCCGACAGTGGCGGTGCAGGCGGTGAGTGCGGACGGCACGCCGCAGTTCATGCTGGTGACAGTGGCCGAGGCGAAGCTCGCCGTGCTGGGGTGGTCTGGGTTCATGCGCGCACCAGCGCAGAACCAGGGCGTGCAGGCGATGGACGCCGCCACGTTCCTGCTGGACTATGAGGAAACCTGGGCGCCCAGCCCGCAGGACTACATCGTGGAGCAGGCCACTGGCGACCAGTGGCTGGTGGGTGGCGTGCGTGAGGTGCGTGTGGGCTTCGGCGTGCGCCCACACCACTGGCAGCTGCGGGCTGACAGGTACGCGCCCTGACGCTGGCTCCCCAAGGTAGCCCGCCCGCGATACACTGCGCACCCCACACACACGCCCGAGAGGCGGGGAGCGCAGAAGATGCACCACGACAACGAACACCACTGCCTCGTCATTGTGCCCACGATGGGGCGCGCCGATCTGGTGCTGCCGTGCGTGCAGCGCCTGCTCACCTGCACACAGGTGGACCGCTGGCGGCTGATGCTGGTCGTGAACCCGCTGCCGCAGGGGCTGGCAGACGGCAGTATCGACCAGCTGCAGCAGCAGGTGGCGGCGATGGTCCAGGCGGCGAGCGGCGAGCGCCAGCAGGTGCTGCTGCAGTGGGTGCAGATGCCTGGGCCTGCGGGCTGGGCTGGCGCTGTGAACGCAGGGGTGCAGGTGGCGCTGGAGCACGGTGGGCTGCCGCCCGCTGTGGTGATCATGAACGACGACGTGCGCGTGACGCCCGGCTGGCTGCACCGGATGCACGGTGCGCTGCACACGCCCGACGTTCGGCTGCAGGGTGAGGTGGCGGGCTACGGTCAGCAGGCGCCCGCGCACCCTGTGGGTGGCTACGGGCGCATCGGCATGGTCGGCCCCGTGTCAAACGTGGTGGCGGGTATGCAGCAGGTGCGTGCGCCCGACGTAAAGATGGCGACAGGCAGCGCCTTCACGGCAGATGCAGACGCCATGCTGGACCGTTTCGCTGCTGACTACGCCGAGCAGAACGGGTGGACACCGATGGCCGCCAGCTTCCTGTCAGGGCTGTGCGTGCTGTATGGCCGCGAGTGCCTGCTGCAGCTGCTGGAGCAGCACGAGGGCCAGCCGTGTCTGATCCGCCCGCAGTACGGTATCGGCGGGTACGATGACAACGACATCGCCGCGCGTGTGCAGCTGCTGGGCTGGCGTATGGCCATCGCGACTAACTGCTACGTTCACCACCTGGGCCACCAGACGCTGGACGCTGTGTTCCCCGATGCGCAGCGCGGGCTGGCGAACCTGCCGACGTACCTGCGCACCTGGGAGGGCTACACCGACCGCGAGCAGCGGCTGGTGGCGCTGTGGCGCGTGAAGCTGCACGTGCCGAACGACCTTGCGATGCTGCGCGCCAGCATCGGGCGCACCAGCCAGCTGGTGGACGGCATCGCTATCCTGCTCACCGGCAACCCTGCGGAGGTTACCACCACACCCGAGTGGCGTGCTGGCTTGTTCGAGCCTGCAGAGCAGGCGCTGCTGGAGGCCTGCCGTGACGCCACGCCAGACGAGCAGGCCGCCGTGCTGCAGGTGTGGGCCGAGCGGCTGGCCAGTGCCTGCAGCCAGCGTGACGTGCCTGTGCTGGTGCGCAGCTGGGTGGGCGAGTGGAACGAGCGCGACGAGCGCAACGCCGCCATCCGGCTGGCGCTGCAGCTTGCGCCCGACTGGCTGCTGAGCGTTGACCACGACGAGGTGGTGGAGGAACGGGTGGACCGCGCCCTGCTGCAGAAGTGGATGCGCAACCCCGACCCGCTGGTGACCCACTATGACGTGGGCTGGGCGAACCACTGGGACAGCCCGCGCCTGTGCCGCGTGGACGTGCCGTGGTGCGGCCCCGACTATCGCAGCTCGATGCGCGGGTTCCGCCTGTGGCGTGTGACCCACCCCAGCGTGCAGAACGTGCTGGCGGGCAACGACATCGGGCTGCACTGCGGGAACGTGCCCGATGCGGGGGAGAACGCCAAGCGCGTGGCCGCTCTGCGGTTCCGTCACTATGGATACCTGCGCCACGCTGACCGGCTGCGGAAAGTGGCGTTCTACCGTGGCAAAGACAAGAACCCCGATAGTGTGCTCACCCAGGGACGCACCAGTGGCGCGGGCGGGTACGACCACATCGTGCGCGAGGAGGGGATGCAGCTGGCACCCTGGCAGCCTGACAACGGGCTGGGGTTCACCATGCTGTGGCACGATGGCGAGCAGCTGTACGACCTGCACCGCCACCTTGACAGCCTGTATGCGCTGGCTGACCACGTGGTGCTGGTGTGGACCGGCCCCGAGGGCACCGCGCCCAGCGCCGACGTGCAGTACGTGGCCGCCCGGTACGGTGCGGAGTGGGTGTACCACCCGCTGAATGACGACCTGGGCACAGCGCGGAACGCGGGCGTGGACCGGCTGCGCGAGCTGGGCTGCGCGTGGTGCCTTGTGATGGACCCCGACGAGCAGTATGAGAGCACGTTCCTGGCCACGATTGCGCTGCGCCGCATGGTCGAGGTCACCGACAGCTGGGCGTGGCTGTTCCGGTTCCGTAACTGGCGGGCAGACGGCGCCTGGAACTGGTCCGAAAACACCCGGCTGTTCCGGCTGGCAGGTGGCATCCTGCGGTTCAGCTACAGGGTGCACGAGACACTGGAAAAGGGAATGGCCGCCCTGGGTGAGCGCGGCATCCACCCGCAGGTGCGCTATGCCCCGTTCACCGTGGACCACCGTGGCCTGAGCGGCGGCCCCGAGGCCATGCAGGCCAAGCTGGCACGGTACACGCGCCTGCTCGTGAAGCAGCTGCAGGACGACCCCACCAGCCCAGGCGCATGGGTGAGCCTGGGCCTGCAATACGGCAACGATAACCGCCGCGAGGAACAGTGGGCGTGCTATGAGGCAGCGATGCGCTGCGCGGGGAACGGGTACCTGCCATTCCGCGAGGCCGCGCTGTACCACCTGCGCATCGGGCGGCTGCTGCTGGGTGAAGCGCAGCGGCGGCTGGCACCCAGCCACACGCTGCACGGGCAGGTGCAGCAGATGCACCAGTGGCTGGCCGAGCACGCACCTGACCAGCCGAAGCTGGGCGCGGGGCGTTCTGCGGTACCCGCAGAGGTTGACCTGGACGCGCTGCTGGAGCTGCAGCTGGATGCGCTTGACCCTGCGGCCCCGCTGGCGGATAGTGGCTGCGAGGTGGGCTGATGGCAGCGAACCGCACACGGGTGGTCGGCATTGAGGCGACGGTGATCAACCTGCGCCAGCTGTCCGACCGGGTGCTGCGCGATGCCGCTGGCCGGGCGATGGGCAAGGCGGGCGAGGTGGCGAAGGGCGCGGTCTACGCCAACCTTACCCGCACCGACCACACACTGCAGCAGCTGCGCCGGATGGATCACCCGTATGCCAAGCGGCACGGCACTATCAGAGTGCACGCTGGCGAAACGCACGTGGTGCACACGCGCACCGGGCGCATGGCCGCCGCGCTGCAGGGCGAAGTCAAGTTCCGCGCTGGTGGCGCTGGTGGCGGCGCCCGCCCGTACTACCTGCTCGGATGGTGGGCTAACGTGCCGCCTCACGTGTCCTGGGTGGTGGAAGGCACGCGAAAGATGCTGCCGCGCGACGTGCTGTGGCTGACAGCCAGCGCCCCACACGTGCGCCCGCAGATGCTGCGCGCGTTCGTGCTGGTGATGGGTGCAGAGCTGCGCACGCAGGCGGGTATTCGCTTCGGCGCTGGAGGACCGTGATGCCACTGAACCCTGCGCCAAGTATCGAGCAGCTGAAGCTGCTGGTCCGCAGCCACCTGCTGGCCGACGCTGGTGTGGCCGCACTGGTGGGTGCGCAGGTGCACGGCGCGCACCTGCTCACACCAGACGCGGGCGGCGCCACCTATCCGCTGGTGGTGTTCGATCTGGTGGCTGGCCGCACCAGCCCCACCAGCACGTTCCAAGTCGTTACGATGGACTTGTTCTGCTATGACCGGGAAAGCTCTGGCACGGCAGCGCGGATCTACGATGCGTGCACCGCCGCGCTGCAGCACCAGCTGCTGCGCCGGAATGGCATCGCGCTGGCTGGCTACTGTGTGGAAACCGAGCGCCCCGAGGATGGCTGGAACGAGGCGACGAGGGCATACTTTGCGCGCGGTCAGTGGGCTGTGCGCGCCAGTTACAGGAGCGGACAGTGAGGACACAGGACTGGCAGGCCGGGAACGCACCGGCTGGACCGCCGCTGCGGGTGCGGTGCACCTGCGGCGCCACGCTGGCCACACTGCCCGCCCAGGCTGCAGCCGGGCGGGCGCGTGGCGATGGCAGCGACACCATCCTGGGCTGCGGTGCCTGCGGGCGCACCGTGCGGCTGGAGGTGCGCGATGGCAGCCCCCGCTGACGCCCGGCTGCACCGCCTGGAGGTGGGCCTGCACGAGCTGGAGGCTGCCGTGCAGGCGCTGACCGGGCAGCTGGCGGTGCTGGCCGCAGCAGCCGCCAGCAGCGGTAGCGGCAGCGGCGACGGGGACGAGGCCACCACGATGCGTGACACCGTGTGGAGCTGCACCAGCTGCGCCGCGCGCCTGGGCATATACGACGAAAAGACAGACGAGCTGCGGGTGCGCTACAAAGACTTCGTGTGCTACGTGCGCCCAGGTGCGGGTGGTGTGGTGGAGGTGCCGTGCCGCCGCTGCGGGCAGCGGAACCGGCTGGAGGACGCGCGCCGACCGTAGCCCAGCCGGGTGGCCTGTGATACCCTGCGCGCATCCCGCAGCAGACGCTGAGAGGCGCGAGCGGTGCCACGCCCAACACCCACAGTGCACCGGAGGCACCCGTGCCGTTCAACGTCCCCACCGTAACCACCAACGACATCAGCTTCGGCCCCGCCGTGCTCTACCTGGGAGTGGCTGGCGCCACGCCCACCGTGGACGTGGGCAGCATCACCGAGGATGGTGTCAGCATCGAGATCACCAGCGAAAAGCGGTACATCAGCCAGGGAAACCCCAAGATCCCTGTCTATAACTTCGCGCAGACCCAGGGCGCGAAGGTGACCGTGAGCGGCATCGAGTGGAACTTCGATAACTTCGCGCGGGCGATGGGTGCTGGCACCACCACCGTGTCGGGCAGCGCCGAGACGTTCAGCTTCGGCGGCGACCCCATCGTGACACAGTGTGCGCTATGGGTCCAGCACCACATGGCGGTCACGGGCAATACGATGAACGTGTACGTCTGGAAGGCCACCAGCGACATGGGCCTCACCCTGCCGCTGGGCCAGGACGAGCATCAGTTCGAGTATTCCTACACCGCGCTCCGCTCGGCGACCGACTGGAACGGCAACGCCCTGGCGCCCCGCGTGCAGCTGATCAAGCTGGAGCGCCAGCTCTGACGGCTACTGGCAGCACCTGCCGCCCTGCGGCGCAGTGAGGCGAGCACCGCCACGCTGCGCCGTTCGTGCGTTCCGGTGCGGCTGGTGGCGTGATACAGTAACCACGACGCCGCAGGAGGTGCACCGTGAGCCAGCCCGACAACGCCATCAACCCCGACTTCAACGCTCAGCTGACTGCACTGCTGGACAAGCTGGTGCCGCCCGAGCAGGTGCAGGTGCGCACCGTGGACGGCACCCAGGTGACACTGCCCGGCGCAATCCCGGCGCGGCGTCAGGTGCAGGTATTTCGTCTCATCAAGGCACTGGCCGAGCTGCCGCAGCTGGGTGAAGCCATCGGGCTGGTGCGTGGCACTGGCACCGCTGGGCTGGTGGACGCGGTGGTGCAGCTGGCAACGGACGAGCAGGTGGCTGAGCTGCTGGGCAAGGCGTTCGCCGCTGCCTACCCCGACGCCCTGCAGGGGCGCGACCCGCTGGACGTGCTGCCTATCGAGGAGCTGGCTGTGTCCCTCGTCCCTTTCTCGGAGCGGTTCGTGCGGAGGCTGGGGCAGGGAGTGCAGGTGCTGGCGAGCGGAGTGGGGCCGCAGCCGGGCTAACCATCGAGCAGCTGCAGCAGGGGCTGGGGATGCTGTTCGGCAGCGGGTGGACGCTTGACGACGTGCTGGGCCTCACGTGGCAGCAGCTGCACGTGGTGTCGCAGTGCGTGGTGGCGTACAAAGCCGAGCAGGCGAATCTGGTGCTGGGTGCCATCAGCAGCGCGCTGGGTGGCAAGGTGAAGAAGCCAGCCCGCGCACGTGCGGCGCAGGCAGCCCAGGCAGCTGCACAGCCGCCGCCAGCAGGTGGCCACCGTGACGTGGCTGCACAGCTGGCCGCCCTGGGCCTGCCTGTCGAGGACGTGTAGCCCCGCCCAGGCCACCCGTGCGATAGGATGCAGGCGGGAGCGTGATCATGGCGTCAACCATCGGCAAGCTGCTGGTCGAGCTGGGACTGGAGGACAGCCAGTTCCGTGGTGGTATCAAGGGCGCCACCAGCGCGCTGGAGCAGATGCAGGGGGCTGGCGTAAAGTTCGCGGACAGTCTCGACACAGCTGTGACGGGTGCACTGGCTGCGGCTGGTGCAGCGTTAGCCGCGTTCGGTGTGGCTGCGGTCAAGGTGGGCGCCGATTTTGAGCAGGCCATCACCACGGTGGGCGCCGTGGCTGGTGCCAGCGACACCGAGCTGGCGCAGCTGACCGCGCGCGCGCGCGAGCTTGGAGCCAGCACAAAGTTCACGGCGACCGAGGCCGCCACGGCGATGCAGGACTTCGCGCGCGCTGGCATGAGCGTGAACGCCATTCTGAACAGCAGCGGCCCGGCGCTGCTGTTCGCGGCTGGCGCGGGCACCGACATGGCCACGGCGACCTCGCTCACCGCTGCCACCCTGTCGCAGTTTCAGCTTGACGCTACACAGGCGGGCCGAGTGGCCGACGTGTTCAGCACTGCACTGCGCAAGTCGCTTTTTGACGTGGAGAGCTTGCGCGAGGCCATGAAATACGCTGGCACCGTTGGCGCAGGCTTCGGGTACTCGCTTGAGGAAACGACGGCAGCGGTGGCGCAGTTCCGAAACCTGGGCCTCGAAGGCTCGATGGCGGGCACGAACTTTCGCATGGCGCTGTCTGCCGCAGCCAACGTAACCGAGGACGCGCAGCGCACGCTGGCCAAGTATGGGCTGACGGCGCAGGACATCAACCCCGAACTGCACAGCTTCGCTGAAATCATGACGACGGTGGGGCGTGTGTCCATGACCACCAGCGACGCCCTCGACGTGTTCGGGCAGCGCAGTGGTGCCAACGTGGCGCAGATTGCGCGACAGTTCGGGGACAGCACTACAGGATACTATACACTGCTCGATCAAGTGGAAAACAGCGCCGGGCAGGCCGAGGTGCTCTACAACAGGATGACGGACACGGTGCAAGGGCGGTTCGATATTGCCCTGTCAGCGTTCCAAGAACTCATGCTGTCGCTGTTCGACACCATGAAGGGGCCGCTGGGCGACCTGCTTGACGAGCTTGCCAGCACTATCGCTTACGTGGCCGCTGTTTTCAACCGATCAGCTGGCACCATCGGTAACAGCTTTGAGCAGATGGTGGGGCAGGCGGTCAAGTTCCTGCGCGAGAACCGCGCCATGATTGCCACCACCTTCGTGGACTTCGTGGCTGGCCTGCGGGACGCCGTGGTTCTGCTGGTGCGCATGATTCCAACGCTGGACACGCTTGCGAAAACGATGCTGCTGGTATGGGTGGCCGACAAGGTGCGCGTGTTCACTATCGCTGTGCAGGGCGGCATCACCGCGCTGACCGCGATGGGCGGCAGCATTCGCGCGGTGATGCTGGCACTGACCGCTGCCACTGGTGGCATCTACGCAGTGGTAGCTGCTGTCGGCACGCTGGTGGCTGGCCTCATCTACCTTGTTTCCACCACCAACGAGGCCGAGGCCGCAGCCGAACGGCTGCGCGCCGCCGAGGCGGCACTGGCAGCGGACCAAGAGGCGCGGGCGCAGGCGCAGCGTGCCGCCGCCGACGCCCTGGCGGCGCAGCAGGGCGTGCGCCTGGGCCAGCTGCAGCTGCAGCTGCAGGCCGAGGGCGAGCTGACCAGCACGCTGGACCAGCAGCTGGAGCGCCTGCAGGCGCTGGACACTGCCAGTGTGCAGGCTGGGCTGGCGAGCGGCAATCTGTTCGTCGCCACGCTGGGCGGCACCGAGGTGGTGCTGGACCACGCCACCGCACTGCAGCTGCAATACGACACCAGCACCCAGGCAGCTGACGCCGCTGCGGCACTGCAGCAGGCGCAGGGCGCGGCGCGTGGGGAGGTGGCCACCCTGAACCGCGAGCTGGCCCGGTACACTAAGGCTATCGACACCTATGACACGTTCACCCAGGCTGGTGGGCAGGCCACGGTGGCGTTCAAAACGCAGATCCAGGGGCTGGCGGGCAGCATAGAGGAGGCACGGGCGCGGGCGCAAGAGCTTGCGGCACGTGTCGATGACGCGCGCGAGAAGGCCGAGGGGCTGGCGCAGGGTGCCACCCTGGCAACGCAGGCACTGGCCAAAAAAGAGATCGCCGCACACCTTGCGGCGGCCAGCACCGGGCGCATGGCCGACGAGGACGAGGGGGCAGGCAAGGCGGCCAAGGCTGGCGCGGACGAGGCAAAGAAGGCATACGAGGCGCGACTGAAAGCTGTGGAGCGGGTCGAGGACGCAATCGCCCGGCGGCAGGTACAGGCCGCCCAGCAGGCCGCCCTGGAGCTTCAAAACGAGCTGGCAGATCTGAACAAGGTATTCGACGCGGAGGTGGCCGCATATGGTCGGCAGACTGCCAAGGTGCGCGCCGCCGAGCAGGAGCGCGCCCGCGTGGTGGCGGTGGTACGTGCCGACGCTGCGGCGCAGCAGCAGCAGGAGCAGCAGGCACTGGTGCAGCAGCTGGACGATGCGCTGGCCGCCGCAGGGCGCAGCGCCGCTGAGCGTGAG